TAGACTATGACAACGTATTCTTACAACCAAAAGATTACATACAAAATGGTGATTTTGAGATAGATGGTTCAGCCAGTATAACTAACTGGACTACAGTTTCAGGCTCTCCTGCAGCAAGTTCTAAGTTTGGTAACACACTTTTACTTACAAGTGCAAAAGCAACACAACAAGTAGATGATTTAATTGTAGGTAAATCCTACGTTGTTCTTGTACAAACTAGTGGTTCTACACTTACTTTAGATATAGGCACTAGTTCAGGTGGCACACAGACTAAATCATCCACTCTCACTATATCAAGTGGCAACGAAGTATTAATATCTAAAGTTACATTTACAGCCACAGCAACAACCCACTATGTTACGTTTACAGAATCAGCAGGGTCTACAGCGTACGTCAAGCTAGTTCAACTTATGGAAGACGTAAGTGCTATACCACTTAGGTATTTATCTTACGAAGAGTACAATGAGAAGTACAGAGAGAGAGATTCTCGACCTACTGCAGATAAGTTTGCTGATCCAGAATACGTATACACAACATACAACAACGAATTAGGTTTGACTCCTATACCTAACACAAGCAATAGAACATTAAAGTTTGATTATTACGTAACAAACACTGATCTATCGGCTCATGGTGACACAGGTATTATCCCGACAAGGTTTGAGCCAATAATCAATGCTCGTGCAAAGTACTACACCTACATGTTTAGGTCTGACGTACAAACAGCACAATACGCCCTCAAAGAATACGAAGATGGTATTAAACGAATGAGGGTAGAATTAATAAACAGAAAGAATTACATGAGGGCAGTATAAGTGGCTGACTTAAGTGAAACCGCTGCATTTCCATTCGTCTGTGAAGGTGGATTAGTTCTTAACCAATCTACATTTGTAATGAAACCCGGACAAGCTTTGGAGTTAGAAAACTTTGAGCCTGACATAACAGGTGGCTACAGAAGAATAAACGGATACTCGAAGTATGTAACAGCAGTCGTGCCACAAACATCATCTGCTACGGAAAAAGTACTTATGGTAGCATCTTTTGCTAACAAAGTTGTAGCCGCAAGAGGTACTAGCATATATCAAGCAACTCCCGGAGGATCATCTTGGACAAGTATAAATAGTGGCAGAACAAGTGCAGGCAAATACGAGTTTGAAAGATTTAACTTTGATGGTAATGATAAACTCATAGTCGTGGATGGTACAAATGCTCCCACAGTGTTTAACACATCATTTAGTGCAACAAATGTAAATGCACCAAATGCTAGTACAGGGGAATCTACAGTTCTGACAGACCCAATTGCAGATAGTGCAGGTATGACAGGAAGTGGCACTATTACTGTTTCATCCACAACAGGTTTTACCGACCCTTCATCTGGAACACAATCTGTCCTTATTGGAACAGAGATTTTTACCTACACGGGATTGACTGCCACAACTTTTACAGGCGTTACAAGAGCAGCGTCAGGTACAAGTGCTGTTGCACATACAGAAGGTGCTATAGTGGCTGATTTATTTCCTCCTACTGTTTCTGGTGCTAAACATGTTGCAGCATTTAAAAACCATATGTTTTATTCTGGTATGTCTACAACTCCCCAAGAAATTATATTTTCTGTACCTTTTGAAGAAACTAACTTCTCAGTAGCAGTCGGTGCAGGTAGCATAAAAGTAGATGATACCATTGTAGGACTTAAAGTTTTTAGAGATAATTTATTTATCTTTTGTGAAAATAGAATATTTAAATTGGGAGGTTCTTCTCAGGCTGACTTTGCTATAGTGCCTGTTACAAGAAACATCGGGTGTGTAAACGGAAACACAATCCAAGAATTTGCAGGTGACCTTATATTCTTAGGCCCTGATGGCTTGCGTACTATTGCAGGTACTGCAAGAATTGGTGACGTTGAATTGGGTACTATAAGCTCTAATGTACAATCTATATTTAATGAGAATATATCTAGTGCATCAGAGTTTGACAGCATAGTTATACCAGATAAGACACAATACAGAATATTCTTTACTAAAAGTGCTACTGTAGATAATCAAACTAAAGGTATTATGTGTTCACTTAGAAATCAAAAGTTTGAGTTTGCAGAAATTAGAGGGATAAAACCTGCTAGTACTGATCACTTTGTAGATAATGGAGATGTCATTGTTTTACATGGTGGATACTCAGATGGTTTTATATATAGACAAGAAGTAGGTAATACATTTAATGGTACAAATATAGCTGGTAAGTACAGAAGTCCTGATTTAACTTTTAATGATCCCGGAATAAGAAAACATATGCAAAGGATTGTTATAAATTATAAGCCTGAAGCAGCCATAGATGCAGATTTATTTTTAAGATATGATTATGAAGATAAAGATGCACCCAGACCTGCAGCATACCCTTTAGATTCAGAAGATGTTGTCGCTATATATGGCACATCAGTCTACGGAACACCTACATATGGAGGTTCATCACAACCTTTAGTTAGACAGCCAGTGGAAGGTTCAGGATTTGCTGTTGCTTTAAGAGTCACGGATGGCACAGGGTCTGCCCCGTATTCACTTAAAGGTTTTCAATTAGAATATCAATTAGGAGCTAGAAGATAAATGGCAGGAGAATATACAAGGCAGTCCTCGTACGCAGATGGAGACGTGATAACTGCTGCTCATACTAATGATGAGTTTAATCAACTATTAGCCGCTTTTGTTGCAAGCACAGGACACACACACGATGGCACAGCAGGTGAAGGTGGTCCTGTTAGTGTTTTAAGAGATGCAGATGCTGCCAACAAAGTAGTAATTGATAGTACAAATAATCACTTAGAATTTTACGTTCAGGTATCTTCTTCTGCTGTACAACAATTAAGAATACAAGATGGTGCTATCGTACCAATTGCAGATGATGATATTGATCTGGGAACAAGTGGTCTTGAATTTAAAGATTTACATCTAGATGGCACTGCTAACATAGATAGCTTAGTTGCTGATACTGCCGATATAAATGGGGGTACTGCTGATAATATTGTAATTGGTGGTTCAACTGCCGCTGCTATTACAGGTACAACTCTTGTAGCAAATACAAGTTTAAACATTGCAGGTGATGGTGCAACAGTCACAGGAATTAAAGACGAAGATGACATGTCTTCTAATAGTGATACTAAGTTAGCCACACAGCAATCAATTAAAGCATATGTAGATGCTACAGTAACTGCCCAAGACTTAGACTTCCAAGCAGACAGTGGTGGTGCGTTAAATATTGACTTAGATAGTGAGACACTTACACTTACAGGTGGTACAGGAATTGACACAAGTGGTAGTGGTAATGCTGTTACCTTTGCAATAGATTCTACTGTAGCTACACTTGCAGGTTCTCAATCACTTACCAACAAAACAATAGATGTAGATAACAACACTGTATCTAACATTGAAGTTGACAATCTTAAATCAGGAGTGTTGGATACAGACTTATCTTCCGTGTCAGGTAGTGATGATACTCTGGCTTCTGCAAAATCTATTAAAACATATGTAGATGCACAAGTAACTGCACAAGACTTAGACGTTACAACAGATAGTGGTACAATAGATATAGATTTAGATAGTGAAGCTTTAACTATAGCTGGTGGCGAAGGTATTGATACATCAGCAAGTGGAACAACAATTACCATAGAAGGTGAAGATGCTTCTACTTCTAACAAAGGTATTGCTTCTTTTAGTTCTGATAATTTTGCTGTATCTAGTGGTGCTGTCACGATTAAAGACGGTGGGGTTGTAACTGATGAGATAGCAGACGCAAATGTCACTTTAGCAAAGATAGCTAATCAAGCTGCAAACACAGTTTTAGTGAGAGATGCTAATAGCTCTGGTGTTCTTTCTGCTAAAGCTCTTGCAACAACACAAATATTAATTGGTGATGGAACTGGATTTACGGCGGCAGCATTGTCTGGAGATGTAACAATGACAAATGCTGGAGTAGTTACAATCGCTGCTGGAGCAGTAGAAAATTCTATGTTAGCCGATGACGCAGTAGGTGCAGATGAATTAGCAGCGAACGCAGTTGTCAATGCAAGCATAGCATCTGGAGCCGCAATAGCCGACACTAAATTAGCAACAATATCAACAGCTAACAAAATATCACTGACTGCATTGGATATAGATGGTGGTACAGATATAGGTGAAGCAGTTGCCGATGCAGACTTGTTTATTGTTGACAATGGTGCAGGTGGTACAAATAGAAAAGTAACAGCTTCTGCACTTAAAACATATGCAGGGGGTAGTGGAGCAAGTAAAGGCTTTGCAACAGCTATGGCAATAGCATTATAAAAGGAAAAAGAAATGGCACAAGATTTTGAAAGAACCATCACTAAGGACATAGATACATCTCTTGCAGATATAAGAGCTACATCAAACAGTGATGATGCAATAGTTGGTATAAGAATGGCTAACACACACACCTCACAGATAACTGTAGACGTAGCTATTACTGACAATAGTGATAGCGTAACAGCTTATCTCATTAAATCTGCACCTATACCTGTTGGTGGTGCATTAGAGTTAATAGATGGTGGTTCAAAAATAATATTACAAACAGGTGATAAACTAAGAGCAAAGTCAAGTGTAACAAACTCACTTGATGTTGTTGTCTCAGCAGTTGATACTATTAGTGAATAGGAGATAGAGAATGGCATACTTAGGAAACAATGTACCTGCTAACTTTCAATCTCTACCATCTGTTGTAAGATTCAATGGTACAGGTGCAGAAGATGAATTTAATTTAGGTAGAACAATATCTAATGTGCAATCTATAATTGTATCAGTAGATGGTGTTGTGCAGGACAGTTCTAAGTACACTGTACCTGACGGCACAACTCTTACTTTTGGTTCAGGTGAAATACCCTCTGCAGGAACAGGTAATGTCTTTGTATACTTTCTTGGGTTAGCGGCAGGAAATGTAACACCTGCACCTGAGAACAAAGGTAACTTTAAGAATGGTGGTATGTTCAGAACGAATGCACAAGCCTTAGATACAGATATAACAATACTTGCCACAGAAAATGCAAATGTCACAGGAGACCTTACAGTTAACAGTGGTGTTACATTGACGGTAAATAGTGGTGGAAGGTTGGCAGTATTATGAGTAGCTTAAAAGTAGACAACATAACAGGTCGTGGTAACGCAGGTTTTACTGGCTCTGTGAAAAGTGAAGGTGGTAATACTACAACTGACTTACAGCAAGGGTTGGCTAAAGCATGGTTTACTTGTAATAATATGGCTTTACTAGATGCTTTTAATTCTGGTGGACTTCTAGATAATGGAGATGGAGATTTGACACTTTCACTTACAACACATATGGCAAATAATGATTACTCATGTGGAATGTCTGCTGGAGGAAGTGCTGGAACTGATAGTTCAATAAGAATTGTTGAAGGCATTGATGCTACTACAGCAAGAACAACATCTGCTATTAGACTTAGACAAGGGTATAAAGCTGCAGGTTTAACTAAATATGATGACTCTCTTTGTGCTATTCAGTTTTTTGGAGACCTCGCATGAGTACATTATCAGTAGATGCAATCACAGGTAAGTCTACCCCAACAAACTTAACCATTGGCTCAACACCTGTAGTGAGTGCAAGTGCAAACTCTTTGACTATTAGAGGTGAGGGTACGGCACATACAAGTATACAGCAAGGGCTAGCGAAAGTTTTTTGTTCGTTTGATTCTCCAACTACTTCCAATGGTGAAACAATAGCAATGACAGACTCACTTAATATGACATCTGCAACTGATAATGGAACTGGTCAAGTCATGCTTGTTTTTGCAAATGATATGGCTAATGATGATTATGTTATAAGTATTCAAGGTGGTGAATCAAATGCTTTAGCAAGTGTTGATACTGGAACTAAAGCAGCAGGGCAAATAAGAATTGAGCAATTTAATACTGGCGAAGCTCTAAGAGACCATCAAGGTATGTCTGTAATTTTTGGAGAGTTAGCATAATGGCAAACGGAACAATAGCATTTGATACATTATCAACAAGTGGACAGATAACAGGAACAGCTAAGTCTGTGGATGCAGATTATTTGGCAAGTGGTATTAAACACTGGGTAAACTATGATGCTGTAAATCAAACAACAGATGGAAGTTTGAATCAATCTGGTTTGACAGACCATGACAATGGATTATTTACATCCACTTATACTAATAATTTAAATAGTGCAGCAGACAAATGTATATTAGGCATGAGTTGGGATACAGAAAATGATGGCTCTAGCCAAAGAACTGCAAATGCTAGAGGTGGAATTAACATAAACCAAGATGGTAATACAGTTAATTCAACTGCTTCTATTAAAGTAAAAGTTTATCAAGGTTCAACAGGTTCTGCCGATGGTGGAGAAGTAGACCAATCTGCGAATTATTGGGCAACTATGGGAGACCTCGCATGACAATAGAAACACCACAATTTCAAGGCACACATCTTTGGGATAGACTGTGTTGGGCAAAAGAAAAGCTAGAGCCACACAGAACAGAATATTGTGTTGTATGGGAAGACCCTGAAGAGCCTGATGCACCTGCAAAGATTACACATCCTGACCCTAATTGGATGGCTTGTGCATTAAAAGGTGGCATACTTCCACCTGTAGAAGCCTATTGGGAACTTGCTAAAGATGAAGCCAAGCCTGACTTTGTAAAGCATACAAGAGGTTACTTGTTACACAACACTAAACCTATTGAAGCTATGACAGAAGAACAGGCAATAGAATACTTAATTATGAAAGACATACCGAGACATGTGTGGCAAGACTACGACAGAGCCAACAAACCTCGTATGCTCATTTGTACTAAGTCACAGTTACCAAGCACTAGAGTGTGGCGAAATGCTTGGAAGATTAATGAAGAGATAACCACACATAATGAAGAAGCTGCTTAAAAGGAGAAACCAATGGCAACAACAAACATATCAGATAAAGATGGTAATATGATTAATGCAGCAGATGCAACTATACCATCAGATAGACATTTCAGAAATGCATGGACATTATCAGGCAAAACTATTACTGAAGATTTAACTGCATCAAAAGTTATATTCAAAGATAAGATAAGGGAAGTAAGAAAGCCTTTACTTGATGCTGAAGATGTTGTGTATATGAAAGCATTAGAAGCTGATGATGCAGATGCAAAGACTGCAAGTGTAGCAAAGAAGAAAGCATTAAGAGATGCTCCTGCTGCAAGTGCAATATCAAGTGCAGACACTATAGCTAAACTTAAAGCTGCTTGGGATACAAGCACATTAGGTGACAGTCCATACGCATAGGGAGTAGTTAATGGCTTTAACTAAAGTACAAGCAGAAGGTGTAAACCTAGCAGATACATTTGCATTTACTGGAACTGTAACTGGCACTCCAGCAGAATTTGTAAAATTAGGTCATCAAAATATAAGTGCAGATACTACTGAAGTTATATTTGATAATATAATTACATCTGATTATGGAGAAATATTTGCTACTGGAGACGTGGCTACAACATCTGGTACAGACTGTCATATGCACATTCACTATAGGACTGGTGGTGGAAGTGGTTCTACTTTATCTAGTAATATGGCACACTATCAAGGTGATTGGGCAAATAGAGCAGCAGCAGGTGATTTTCAAGGTAATGTATTAAATGGTTCAAATGCTTATTTAAAATTAGCTACTGCTTCAACTATTAAGGGGGGAGCAAATATAGGATTTGAAGCAAGTTGGAGAAGTTTGCATAGTGGTGTTACTGCTGGAGCAACAAACGTATCTTCAAGAGAAATTAGAAATGGAAACTTTGCATGGTCTTTTCATGCCACAAATGCAAATGATTCTCATGGTGGTAATGGTTGGTTTCGTGCTGATTCAAGTCCAAGTACCCATACTATAACTGGTTTAAGGTTTGTTTTAAGTAGTGGAAATATGCAAGATGGTAGTATTTCAGTTTATGGGAAAAAGATAACATGACAAGATATAAATATATTAATAATGTTAAAGTTGCTTTTACAGCAGAAGAAGAAACTGCAAGAGATGCAGAAGAAAAAGCATGGTCAGACGAAGCACCTAACAGACGTATGGCAGACTTACGAAGACAAAGAGATGCACTACTAGTTGAAACAGATTACATGGGTAACTCTGATGTAGTTATGTCAGAAGATTGGGTTACATATAGACAAGCCTTGAGAGATATAACAAGTCAAACACCTAGTGATGATGCTTTAAGCAATATTACATTTCCAACGAAACCAAGTTAAGGAGTAACAATGGCATACATAGGCAAATCTCCTTCACAGGGAGTACGTAACAGATTCCAATACCAAGCTACGGCAGGTCAGGATAGCTTCAGTGGTTCTGATGCAAACGCATGGACACATACCTACACAGATAGTTTGTAGGTGGATGTATAGCAT